GCCATTAATTCCAACGCTTTAATGGAAAATCTACCGCCAGTGATTTCTGGAATAAGTCGTCCGCCGATTGTCACGGTTTCGCTTTCCTTACCGGTGAATTGTGATTTCGGCATTGCACCCACAATCGCATTGGTTGGATGTCGCCACGTTGATGTGCGGTCTAAGCTTTGGAAAGGCACGGTTTGCCGTGTAAAAACGAACATACCAAGTGCGGCTAAAGCAAAGTTTTGAAACATTATTTATTCCTAAAGAAAAGTGCGGTCAAAAAATCCCGTGATTTCTGACCGCACTTGGTGAGTTAGCGAAAGAGAAATGCGATGCCGAAAATCACAAGCAACCAAAAAACAACAAGTGAGACTAACAGCCCACGCCATACAATATGCCGTGGCATATTTAATACATAATCAATCATTTTCTGTTTCATTTCGTTCCCTTGCTTTTTCTCGCCATGTCATTAATTCGGCAAATGTCATTTGCTCAAAGGCTTGTGGTTGCCAATGGAAAATCAGTGCGATGTCCGCCATGGCATCTTCGACCGTGGCGGCAATCATTATTCGGTCGCTTCCGCTTCCGAATTCTTCCCTAAAAAACCGACAGCCACCGCCGCAAGCTCGGTGAAGTCTGCTACTTCCATTGTGGAAAAGTCTGATTTATGCAACACAGGATTTGTCACACGTGTGAGTAACACTTGCAATGCGTCCACGTCCATTTGCAACACGTCAAACATTTTCAAGCCTTTTAATGCCGGCACAGTGGGTTTGTTGACAGTGATTTCGGTGATTTTGTTTTCGCCACGCACAAGTGGATTTGTTAATGTGATCACTTTGCTGTTTTCGTTTTTCATTTTTTATACCTTTAAAAATGCCACGCTTAAGCGTGGGGGAGTGATTTAATAAAAGCCCCTTGCGGGGCTAGGTGGTGATTAGATGCCAATCGCTGAACGGTGTTCTGCCAAGCGGTCAGTACCGCCGACAATAAAGATTGAGTTGAGTAAATCAATTTCGACCAAATCTTTGCCGTTTTCGATGATTTTGTAATAGGTTAATGGCACGGTGTAGCTTTGTTCAGTGTCATCGCCTGATTTGCTTGTGCCGTTGTCAATTTCGCTGAAACGACCACGCATAATCAATTCAATGGCGGTGACTTCTTCGGTGTCGTCTTGTTGGTATGCACCCGCAAAGCGTAATGCCGAACCGTCAATTTTGCCGCCAAATTCTTTGATGAGTTCGGTCATGTAACCGCCCATTTTGAATTGCGCTTCCAAGCCTTCCACGCCTAAATTCACTTTCACTGGACCAATCATGCCGCCTGCACGGTATTCTTCCAGTTTCATTGCCAATTTAGGTTGGGTTATTTCGGTGACTTGGCCACGGTAAGAATTACCGTCAGCCAAGAAGTTCATGAGTTTTAATTTACGTGGTAAAGCCATTTGTTATGCTCCTACTTTGGCAATCTCTGCGGCGAATTCCACAAGGTATTCATCGCTGATGTATTGGTTAAAGCCTAATTGTTCTAATGGCGGAACAGGGCAGTAATCATAAGACACAAGCAATTTTGCATCTTTTAATGTGGCGGCGGTGTTCAGTGATGAATTGATAAATGCTTTGCCGCCGATTAAGTAACCTTTCGCCACATATTCACGCCATTTCGCATTGATCGCTTCCACGATTTCTTTCACCAACATCACGCTGATGTTTTTATCCACGGCCCAATCAAAGGATTGTGCGATGGTGTCTTTCAACACTTGAGCGGTGCGGGTGTAGTTTTCATAGATGAATAACTTGTCGGCTGAACAGGTGCGCAAGCCCCATAATTTGAAGCCATTGTGATTGACGCAACAAGTGATGCCTTGTTCGTTCAGATAGTTGACATCGGTCGCACTGTCGTTGATGTCAAATGAAAGCGGCTTAGTGACGCCAGTCACGCCAGTTAAACCTTTATTAGAAATGGATGTGTGCCAGCCGTATTCTTTATCTTGATACGCACGCATTGCCGCCGCACGCACGACTGCATAATCCACTTCGGTTGCTTTGGTGTTCGGGTTGAACGATAAGAAGTCACCGAAAATCAGCATTAATTCACGCTGTGAGAAATTACGGCGATAAGTCACCGCTTCTTCTTTGGTTTTTGCTGAACCGCACGATGCATACACAAAGCCATTCAATTTTTTCGCCACGCTTAAAAGCTCGGTAGTGACATCTTGGCTGTCATACTTCGGCACGCAGAAAATACGTGGTTTCACGCCACAAACGGCAGCAGATACTAAGAACGCTTTTAAGCCAGTGTAATTGCCGTCACTGTCCACTGTGCCGATGACGTTTGCTTTCATTGTGCTTTCGTCATCGCTTTCTTCCACACGAATGACCACAACTTTACAATTTACAATGTCCGCAATGCCATCTAACGCACGGGATAATGTGCCTTGTTTACCGGCTTTTGCTTGGACTTCGGCGGTGATACCTGTTAAAAGAGTGGGTTTATTGAGTGGAAAAACAGTTGCGTCTGCATCTGCTGCCGTTGCCACTAAACCGATCACGGCAGTGGATGATGTGGTGAGTGTTCGCAAGGCTTCGGCAATTTCCGTTACCTTGACCCCATGGAGATATTCATCAGACATATTTTAGACCTATGGTTTCTATTGGTTAAATAATGTCTTTATTGTGAGCGAGAGAATAGAGCAGTGCGAGCGGTTGGGCGTGTGAAAAACGGGGTAACAAAATGCGGCCAGAATTGACCGCACTTTATTCATTAAAGTATATCGTCAATGTAACGATAATCCACCACGTTGAAATCACTCGCCACACTCAAATCAACCTCACCACGGTCAATGCGAGCTTTCTCAGCCAACATAGCTTCTTTAGCATCTCTATAAATCGATTCGTTAAGCTGTGAATCTTGTGTATTAGTGTTTCGTTCAAATGGTTTATCAAGTAATTGGCTTAACCCGTTTTTATTAACATATACATTAATGCCCTGCGCTTTTAAATCTCTATTTGCAGCTTTATTTTTGATGTCTTCGAGGTAATTATCTGTTAGCCATTTCGCCAGATACTTATAGATTTGTCCTTCACTTTCTTGGCGTTCACGTTCTTTGCGTTCACGTTCTTTACGTTCTTTACGCTCGCGCTCTTCGCGTTCCTCACGTTCATGAATATCCGATTCAATCTGTGCCATTTGCTCTTGGTCGAATGCTGCATTGATTGTTTCCGCTTCTAATCTGTAGATAGGTGCGAGATAAAACTCACTAGTGTTATCTTCTGCGTAAACAGACAGCGTCTCTTCTGTTTCGATCAAATCAATTTTCCCGTTTTTAGATTTGATACAAATCGCATGTTGACATTCAGGCGGTAAGTTAATTACTGCTTTAAGCCCATATTGTTGATATTTTTCTGGTTTTGCAGGCACGACAATTCGGATGGCTTTGACAGTCTTATTTTTAAGACTTTCAATTTCAAAGCCTAGTTTTGCCACATCTTGGCCTAGTTGATAAACAAAGCCTTGTTCTTCTTTAGTTGGTGTTGGTTTTGCCATGTTGGTAGTCCTTTTTACCTAGTTCATAATATTTCAAAAGTTCGTTGTTATAGCTTTCGAGCGATAGGTTTCCACCGCCACTTTCCAGCTTCACGCCGATACTTTCTTTTTGCTTTACTGTCACAGTAAGACTTGGCTTAATGCCTTTTCTTACTTGCACGGTAATGGGTGTTTTCTTCAAATTAATCTGCACGAGTGACATCCTTTTTCAGGATCGCTTTTCCGCCGCATAATGTTTTGATTAATCCCTGCGCATTAGTGCGTTGCAAATCCCATGTTGCAGCATCCCAGTTCACGCCCTCGGTTTTATCGTGCGAGATGGTCAATGTGACTTCGTTTTGATTAACCGTAATTTCGCCTGTTGTTGTTGATAAGCGGATGCGTTCGCCTCGTCCATTTGGCACAATGTCGCAATCAAATCTGCAATCAGTAAAATCCATTGGATCGCCTTGTTCGGTTGTAAATACAAGCGTTTCTATTTCATCATCGCCACGAATCCAATTAAAAATTATTTCATTCATTTGGTTTTCCCTTGATTGAACCGTTTATCATGTTGCTTGCCTGTAATTTCACTTTTATAGGCTGTTTTACAATGGTTTTTATCTCTAAACAGCCAATTAATAAAACGATAGAGTACACGCCAGCGCTTTTTTGGTTGTTCGGCTAATATGGCTCCACGATAGGTTCGACTTGACAATGTTTCGTCTGCCGCGCCACCTGTTATCGCATTTAACAATTGGTCAATGGCGATGATGTTGTGATAGAAATATCGTTTTAAATCCATGCTTCAATTTCCTTTTCAAGTGCGGTCAATTCTTCTATTGTTTTTAATGTTAATAAGCGATCTTCAAATGCTTGTCGCTTGCCAATAATTTCGCCTATGGCAAGTGCAAACTGGTTGGATTTTTCAATCACTTTTTGTACTAAGACTTCAAATGATATACCTCTGACTTTTGCCATTTGTTTTAACATTGGCGTGTCTGCATTATTATCTGCCTGCCATGCTAACGCTTCTTTCTCTTGGCGATAAAAACTCTCAATCTCTGTTTGAGGATAGCCTGCAAGCAAGTCTCCTTTAATCTTGTCTGCTTTATCCGCTAGAGTGTTTAATATGGTTTCCTTTTTACGCTTAAAGAATTCCGTTTTCTTATCATCTGAAACCTTAAAAGATTTCGACTTAGAGTCAAAAACATGGTACTTGCTAGGCGATTTTCCAGAATATTTAATTTTCCCATTTTCTAGCCAAACAGATCCCCCGCCTGTAATACTAGCTGAAATACCATCAATTTCTTCAGCACTCACTTCAACCCAATTTTGATTATCTGTCACAAGATAATCAGGCGCGAACGTGCTTGTTTCTATGTTAAATAACATCATAATTACCACCCATACCATCCGATTGCCAGAATATTAAAACTAGCCTCACCACCGTTGTGTATTTCAACAACGTTGCCATTTTGAATATTAGCCCCTACTGTTTTTCTACCGGCGCCGACATCTGTCACTTGCACCATGCATGAACCATTGAATGCCTCTGGTAGATTCACTCTTGCATTTCCATCAATACTTACGTTCATAATAATCGCCCGCATTACGCCATTATCAGCAACAGGGATATCAAACACTTCTGCGCCGTTGTAATGGTGTGGGTAATGCTGGTGTCTGAATCTATTTTTTCGGTAGGTGTTATTTAATTCATTCCACACATTGCTGATATCTGCCTGTTTGGCAAAATACTCATGTAACCATCCGTATGACTTTGACCATAGCGACCCAGCGCTTGATATAGTCATTACTGTTTCTCTGCTATCATGAAACCAATCACTTCCTTCTGGTGTATTTAGGAATTCGATTTGAGTGCTG